CGTATAGAAGCTTTTCGCGCCTTTCACCCACGTCATCAAATAAAAACCGATATGATCGCGAATGATGGAAAGATGATTGTGTTCAAAGCATCGATCTTCGATCCAGACGGCAAAGAACTCGCAACAGGACACGCAGAAGAGGTTCGTGGATCGTCGAACGTGAACAAAACCTCGGCTTTAGAGAATTGCGAAACCAGTTCTATCGGACGCGCTCTCGCGCAGCTGGGATTACATGGCGGTGAATTTGCCAGTCTCAATGAATTGATGGGAGTTCCTGACAAGTCTGAAAAGCTTCAGCAGTGGGATCACTTACAAAAGGGGTTAAAGAACAAAATTCACCCCCATGCATTTGAAGAAACAGAGGGCTTCAAGCAAATTAAAGAAGTTCTGCCAAACGCAACCGTCACAAAGGCTCAACCGCATGGCACGTTTTTAGAAGAGCATCAGGAAAAGTGGCAGTCTGTCACAACCTCAGATTTGTTAAAGATTGCCGCGCAAGACAAAGCCAAGCTTGGTGAGGTTTTAAAGCGCTGGCGCGAAGAGGCGATGGCGGTGTTTGAGATCTGCACCACCCAAGAGCAATATGCCCAAGTCGAAAAACGCTTTCATGCAGAACTCACCGAAATTCGGAACACAGGCAAAGGCGGCAGCGCTTGGGCTGACAAGTGTTTCGACGCAATGGTTCCACAACTGACCGACATTGCAGAGCGCGTCTCTGACAATGAGATCAACGAAAAATCAAAAGTCTATCTATAAAAAAGGGAAACCCAGATATGTATAATAAAGCAACTTTAATCGGAAATGTGGGCAAAGACCCAGAAATTCGCGGCAGCGACATTGGTGAATTTGCAACCTTTACTTTAGCAACCAGCGAAAAGTGGAAGGACAAGCAAGGCAACCCCAAGGAAGTCACTCAGTGGCACAGCGTTGTGGTCTATAACGAGCAGACCGTCAATTATATAAAAAGCTATGTTAAAAAAGGTTCAAAGCTTCATGTGGAAGGCCAGATTACTTATAGGAAGTGGTCTGACAAGAGCGGGAATGATCGTATTTCAACCGACATTAAGGTTGATCGATTTCGAGGGTCTGTTCTAAATTTAACAGAAAAGCCCCTGACAAATTATGGCAGTGAGCAGTCGCAAAATGGTCATATAAACATGAACCAAAACGATCAAGTTCAAGGCTCAACAAGGGGTGATCTGGATGACGAAATTCCATTCTGATTTTTTCGAACGCGGTTTGAGCGTAAGAGATCTTTCTTACCGTTGGGGTGTCGATAAGCAAACCGTTCGACGCCTCATCGAAAAGGGAGAATTAAAGGCTTTGAAGCTTGCTGGCAAAGTGGTAGTTCTTGCAGAGGACTGGAAAACCTTCGAGAACAAATGCAAATCCCCAGAATATATAGGCGACCAACAAACCCAATCTGGCACATCAGATATTATGACGGAAACAACCAGCGCAGAGAACTTTCGACAGGAACGAAGGATGAGAAAAGCGCTCTCTTAGAATTAGCCAGATTTATAAAATTAGAAGAAGAGGAGCGGCTGTCTGTCGCTCCTTTTGTTGTTGATTGCTTAGAGTATTACTCTGAAAGACACGAAATAAAAGGCTCATATAAAGTAGAAAATGACAGAAATATTATTTCTTTTTTTGGTAAAATTCCTGCAAATTCAATAACCAGAAATACATGCAGAAGTTATATAAAGTTTAGAACCAGCCAAGAGTATAAACGAACAGGCTGGAAGAAAAGCAAGTCTGTAAGCGTGGACACGGCTGGACGGGAAATCAGAGCTTTGTCTGCTGCGATTAACTTTTGTGTAAAAGAGCGGTTTTGTCCCTCTGGTGCAATTTTCTACACACCCACAGTTCAGTCAAAAGGCAAAAAACACATCACAAAAGATGAGGCCCGTTTAATCTTTTCTCAATGCCCCAGCTTTCATATCAAGCTTTTCATGTTGATCGCGCTTGGATCTGGTCATCGAATGAGTGCAATCTTGGGTTTGACATGGGCGCGGGTAAACGCTGGAACAATAAATTTCATTGATCCAAACCGCGCTCAAACCAATAAGCGCAGAGGGCAAGTGCCAATTATTGAAGAAAGCGACTTGTACTTTATGCTATCAGAGGCTCGCGCAGCCGCACAGACTGACTATGTTATCGAACACAACGGCAAGCCCGTCAAAAGTGTTCGTCACGCTATAGAGGCTGCGGGTCAGCGTGTAGGCATAGACTACCTGACCCCTCATATATTAAAACACAGCGCTTGCGTCTGGATGGCAGAGGATGGAGTTCCGCTCGCTGACATTGCCGACTTAACAGTGACGGATATAAAAACCATCATGGACAACTATATGATCTTCACACCAGCCAGAGGACAACGCGCTGTTTCTGCAACTCAGTTTTAAATTTGAGCGCCTTAAAGAATAAATTAATTACATTTTGTTCTAACATTTTTGACAGGTGGGGCAACTGCCCCACTTTCGATGAGAACATCCAAAAGTTATTTTTAGCTAAGTCATTGATTTTAAATGGTGCTGTAGGGGAGGATTGAACTCCCGACCTCTCCCTTACCAAGGAAGTGCTGTAGTGGTGAAAGCGTTATAAAATAGTCATGTTTTGTTGGGTTTAAATTTATAAAATCTGGATTTGTTCACAAATGTTGTCTCCCAAGTGGGGCAAATGCCCCAGTTGGCCCCGTTGGCCCTGTTGGGCCTGTCCCGTTAGACCTGTTGGCCCCGTTAGACCTGTTAGAATAAAAAAAAGGGGAGCAAGCGCCCCCCTCTATAGTTTTTCCCGTAAGGGAAACCCAAACATATGAAAGATGTTGATTTCTATTGTGTAGAAACGCATATCATTAAATATGAATGCCTTACCTTTAGCTTATTCATTAGTGCATGACAAGCAAACCAACACAAAATGTTGATTTAGGCATATTTTTACAACACACTGTTGAACCTTAATGGACTACTTTGAACCGAAGATCCGCGTGTAGCTTGGGTCTTCGTCGTATCCCTCACGCCACTTGTTCTCGGTGAACTCTGCAAACCTGATCAGATCGTCGGCATCCAGTTCAAGCTGAATGACTGCATCGGTCAAAGTCGTAATCTGGCCCTGCAAGTGTTCGATCTTGTGTGCCTGATCCGAGATCCACCAAACTGCGGCGACAACTTGAGCAATCATTGCGAAAACAAGAGCGACAGGAATTTTCAAATCTGTCATTATTTTTTCCCAAAAAACTTAGAAGCTTGGCGGCTCGCGAAACTTGCCGAAATTATGATCCCCAGCGCAGCCTTGTACCAATCGGGGCAAGCATCAAGCGCATGAAATCCGTTCTCAACTACAGTGCGCCCCCAATCCCCAGCGAAGGCTAAACATAAGGGAATGGCGAAAATTATGGCGTAGAGTTCGTCTTTCCATGAGTGATTTGACCCTTGGGCCATAATCTTTTCCCAATCTGCCTCGCTCGTTGCGCGACTGACCATAATTTGAGCTTCCGCTTCGGCGCGAGCGACTTTGGCCTTTGTTTCTGCGGCCTTTTGCTCGACTTTTCCATTAAGCCATGTCCCTGCTAGAGAGGTCAAAGGGCTGATCAAAGCTTGCAACATCATTCAGTTTCCTTTTTTGCATTCTTTTTCCCAAGTGCAGAAAATCCCATAAAGCTGACAACAACGCCGATCTGGGCCAGAACGACAGTGTTCACAAATCCCAAGGTCGCTTGAATGCGTTCCAGAGAAACTAAGGGGGTGTATTGTATGGCAACAACCGCCATCACAAAGATCATTGAGGCCCAAGCCATCATTCTTTGCTGATCAGCCATTCTATCCTCATTATCCAGCCGAACGAACTCTTTTCTCATCCGCAGTTCTGCATCTGAAACAATGCCATCCCCGTCTACATCTAAGGTTTCGAACTCCGAACCCACTTCAAGTTTTTTTGCTGACATCTTTCAAACCTCTATGTTGATTTTTGTTCCTTGCGGCCTGTCGGCGTTTGTCTTTCGACCGAACTGGTCATAACTTTCTCCAGAGCCAGCCCCTTTCTTTTCTAAGGCCTCTAAATGCCTGTGTGTGGCCCTGTGTTCTTTCTCGACCCGTTGCTCTGCAAAATGGTTTTCGATAGCCTGACGCGCTCTTGTTTGCTCATGGATATGTGACCCGATATTGAACGGCGCTGAACCTATTCCGCTTACACCATCAGCCATCAGAGCCGCCCTTGCTTCGCTAAGATTATGACAATGGTGATCCCAATCATGATTGAAACGATTATGACTGCACCGCCATAAAGCACGATGCGCTCAATCATCTTTGCCTTGCGCTTTTTCTCGGCCTCAATCTTGGCCTTTCGATCCTTTCTTGCTTGCACCCGTATAGCCTGCAATTCACCCCACGCGCTAAAACCTCTGGTTGCAATGACGATCTGACGAAGCTCTTCCTCGGCGTCCTTGGCCCTTTGTAAATTTACAAAAGTCTCCATCGCGTTTTCATCTGACCCTGAGAACAAGCTGTTTTTCTTTTTCTCATGGGCAGCGCGTAAATCGTCCACTCCATCAAAAAACTCGCCTATCTGCTTGGTAACATTAATAATTTCCTGACCCGCAGACACAGCAGACTTCACGGCGGCGAGCGCTGTAAATGGGTCAATCATACTGAGCGCCCCACGATCACATAGGCGGGACACTGCCCTTCGGGCGAAGTTCTGATGACTTTTGGATAATGATAATAAAACGCCGATTTCTCAATCGGACATCTATAAATACAAGCCTTAAACATTACCCCGAATGGGTACATGCCAAAGGCTACTGAGGTTATCGCACAGATCATTTTCTTCACCCCGCGACTGTTGGGGCGTTTGCAAGCATTTAGCGCCTCAGTGGGCCTCTATGCGAGCGTGGCAGCGTCTCTGCGCTTATAAAGCCGCTCTGTTAAGCCATCCTTTCAAAAACTTTTTATATGACGGTTTTCTGACCACCAGATCGCGGTAAAAATCGGCCTGTCGATTTCGCAATGCGTTCATCATCGAACCCTCATCGATCCAGTTCATCGCAGCAATTGATGCTGGGCCAATCGCACCATCAACAACAAGCTTCTCCCCGCAATCATTGGCTGCACGTTGGGCGAGTTTGTTGGCTTGCTTTGGCCCCATATTCACCGCCATATCAAAGCATTTAATCGCGACTTCGGCGTGTTTCATTTTCGGGTATGCTTTCCCGTCCCAGAAGTGCGCCTTGTAAACCTTGAGGGCTTGTTTTTTTGTCAAAGCCTTCATGTCCTCTGCATCGATGTCACCATCGCCATCAATATCGAGGTCAACGCCTGACTGCTTTACAAAGCGTAATGATATGCCCCAATTAGTAGCACCACCCGCGTCATTAGGATCGTCAACATAGCCTCCCTCCACTTTAAGGACGTGATCAGCCGCTCTTTTCCAAACTTCATCACTCATTCAAACCCCCTCCGAGGTAAATACCGAACCCAATAATCGCTAAAACACAGACAGCTATAGCTTTACCAAAAGCGCTTAAAAAACCACTTTTCGCTATTCTGTAACCATCAAGAATGCTGCGAATTTCTCGAATATCGGTTGCTGCATTTTCATCATGTAAACCGAGATCAGCCAAAGCTTGCTTTGCCCCTATATGAGCCGACTTTGCCACTAATGCGTCCAATTGGCCTTCTGACAGGGTGATGCTTTGATCGCTCATTTCGATTTCCATTTATTACATTTTGTAATTTTATCAGATAAAGTTTTTAATTTAAATGTCTAATCTGGTTTTGTGGGCCAATTTATGGTTGAAGGAAATCCCGACTGCTGAGGAACACCTAAAAGATCAATGCGATATTGCGTCCATTCCGCACGTTTTGCATCTGTTAGATCAGCCCATCTAAGAGGGTTGGAAACTATTGGGTCTACCTCATAATCAAGCAAACTGTTCCTTGAAGCTCTTATCTCACTCGTTAAGCTGGCTAATTTAACACTAGGATTTTCCACCCAAGCAGAGCCAGACCAT